GCTTGGTCAGTAAACTGACCACTGGAGGTAATGGGTACGCTGGCTAGAACGTCTGTTTGCATAGGCATAACAGTAATCTCCTAAGATGTTAATTGGGGGCCGTAGCCCCCAGAAGATTAAGAGTACGGCGTAACAACAGAGCCAGAACCCACAAACGAACCGTCAACTATGTATTTCCCAGCCGCAAACGGCATCAGCGTCAAACGGCTACCGGCCGCAGCGCCACCCGAAGTCGTTGAATTCAACGTGATGATCGTGCCAGCGGTTGAATTAAACGCCATTGAAGTTGTTCCGGCAACCAGAATCTGGCCGGTGTAGACGTCGCTACCAGCGGTGGTAATGGTTTGGGCAGACGCACCCGCCGAAGCTGCGGTGAAGATAAACGTGAAAACAACGCCGATGTTACTAGCTGTGTTCGGGTCAGAGCCGGGGCCAGCCGCAACAGTGTCAGCAGTCGCGTTGACAGCCGGAAGGGTAATCGCGCAGGTTGCAGGAACCAGCAAGATATGACCCGCGTGAGTAGCGACAGAAAGGGTTACGGTAGCGCCAAGGGTAATGATATTACCCGGCCCTTGGGAATAGAAACCATTGAGCGAACGGACGGGGCCGTCGAATGTCGAAATAGCCATTTGAATCTCCTAGTGTGTTAGCACATCCGCATAGAGTCTCTAACAAGTCTGCTGGGGCAGTCGCTATGCGTAAAAATACCCAGATAAAAAATGGACGCTTTAAGCTGTCTTTTAATGGCTAGTTCTTCAGTCTGCCATCCACCCTCTCTGTTTGTATCACACGATTTAAACGTCGTCAACGGGCTTTTATTTAAAAGAAAAGGGCCACCGAAGTGGCCCTTCTTTGCTGCTAAGCGTTTGATTCTATTAGCTAGAACCAGACGCGCCGAAGATGCCCAGCGGGTCGGAAGCGCCGAAGCTGTAACGCTCACGGCTCTTGTAACGTACGTTGCCCGTATCAAAATCACCGTCCATGGAATTAGACAGAGGCGTACGCACGAAGTGCTTCAGACCGTTCGGTACATCCGTGGTCAGGAACCAAGCATTGGTATCAGTCAAGAAGTGATTGATGCAATACCCGCCCGGAATCGAGCCATTGTTCTTCAGTGCATTGATGTCGTTGTTGTTGGTGCTAACACGCAGTTCCGTTTCCAGAAGACGCGTTCCAACAAACATCAGTGCCGGAGGAAGAACCAGCTTGACCGGCTTTGCAGCGATGAGCAGACCACGCTCATCCGTCCAACCAGCGATCTGAATGACAGCAGCCTCAAGCGAGGTCTCATTCAGGTCAGCGGCACCGCCCGTGTTGCTGTTCGTGCCACCGGAAACCAGCGGGTGCGAAGCGGAACACAGGACTTGTCCGTCACCATAGGTCGGGCCACCAGCGAACGCTTGGTTAAGGATTGTAGCGGCCTTAACTTGCTTGGTGTACGCCATGGCACGAGCCAGACCTTTGGTATAACGAGCCGAAAGGCTGTCATACAGGTTGTCTTCCACTGCTTCTTCAGTGATGGAGAAACCGAGGGCGATGGTTTCGTGTTGGTAACGAGCCGTGAACGCTTCTTGAGCGTTGTCGTAGGCAATTGCGCTGCCTTCGTTTTTCACCGGAGCAGCCGAGAAACCCGACAGTTTTACTTCTTCTTCAAAAGAACGCTCAGAGGTTTCGGTCTCGAAAATCTCTTTATGTTCTTCACCATACTTCTTGTACTCAAGACCAAACAAGGCATTCAGCCCCGGGAGGAGTTCTTTAAGTAGTTGTGCGCGTGAGATAGCCATTATTTATTCTCCTAGATGCCGGTTGCAAGGCGATATTGATGAATGCCTTGGTTCCACGACACCAGAACTTCGACAAAGGAACCGGTAGCCGGTGCGGTATCCGGCACAACATCCACGATTTTAACCGGGACTGCTGCTGTAGTTACTGAACTATTCAAAACAGCGTGTGCGCTGTTACCGGTGGTCGTGCTACCAGCATTAACAACCAGCGATACGTTTCCGCCAACCAAATTCGCACGGGTAGCTTGTGCAACAGTGGTGGTGCCAGAAACAATCGCGGTCTTCATCACCAGATCGGGATCATCCGCAACGTACGCGGTAATCGCAGTCGTGGTATCCGGGGTGCCGGTGGTCAGGGCGGGGTAGTACTGCCCAAAAACACGTTGGTTCGATGAGTTGATATAGCTGCAACCCATGAAGACACCAACCACATTAACCGTGGTCGCAGTCAAAACAGCCGTAGTAATACAGCCATTTGCAGACATGATAACCACATCACCGAAGAAAATACTGGTGCCGTGTGCCGTTTGGATCGGGATTTGCCGAGTTGAACCGGAAAAGACCTGTCCGCCCAGCAGATTTACGGGGATTAGCCCGTAGGGTGCTGAAACAGTAGGATAAGCCATTGAAGACTCCTAAAAATTGATTAAGTGCTACGTTATTTGGTACCGCTGCCGAACGTCACCGATGTCCGAGTGTCTTTAAACAAAGGCATACGAGCGTCGTTCTGCTGCATAAAACTGTTATCAACAGCACTCATCTGATCTGCGGACGCTTTTTTATAGAACGCTGCGCGTTGTTCCATGAATTCTTTAGGAATTTTGCACAGCAAAAGCCCGCCAATCTCGATATTGCCTTTAAATCTGCTGTTAGGGTCAGAGAAAACGTGCATATGCGGTTGCGACTCCGCTTTTACAGGTTCCCAACCTTCACGAAATTTTGCAGACGTATTTGTAGGGTCAAATTGCCCTAAAAGTGCCGTCCGTACCCACCTGAACGAATACCCTTCTTCCGGTTGAGGAGTGGGCAGTCCAGTGGGTTGTACCCATTGCTGGGCCCGTTGCGCAGTTTCGCGGGTTTGTAAATCTCTGGTTAGGCGGTTATCAGCCATTTTGGGCCTCCTGTACAGCAACTTGTTTAGCGTAAAGCTCAAGCGGAACACCCAGCCGTTTGGCTATGGCAACCTGAGTTTTGGTCAAAGTCACTTTTTTAGCTCCATTTGAACGCTTTGCGGAGGCTACAACCGTAGCCGTTTTTCTAGCCGCAACCGAAGGTTCGTTGTCGTCAAAACTATTTTTTTCCGACAAAAACGCTTCCGGAAACAACTGTCGCATGCGAGAGTCGATGCTCTCGAAGTATTTGTCATTGCGCGGGTCTACACCCGAGGCAATCAATTTTTTGTGCACCGCATAAGCAAGTGCGGTCATTTCGTCATCGCGCCCAAACCACTGGTTTTTTGCCTGCCAGTTCAGGGTTTTCTCGTCGGGGCGAGGCGCTTTATCTGCACTTAACTCCTTTTCTACTCCGGTTTCAGCGTCCTGTAAAGGGGTTGGCCTAAAATTCTCAGCCTGCATTAGTTTTATCTGGGCAGTGTTGAGAGCTGTCTGCGACTCAACGATTGCGTCCGTATCAAACGCATCATGAGCGTCTTTCAGTTTTTGCTTGGCCATCTCCATTTCTGCTACAGCCGCCGACTTCAGCGTACCTGCGTAAGCCGTCTCACCTGTGTAAACGTATTGCTGTAAACGACGATTATCCGCCGACAGTGCTCGGGCAGCGCGTTCCAGCTCGTCCTTCTCTCGCAGGGCTTCTTCTTTGGCGCGGCGCTCGTCGTGCCGAGCATGCGTCAGTTCTTTGATCCGCTGCTGAACCCCGGCAGTGTATTGGGTCAGCTCCTCATCAGTCGGTTCATCCGGTTGTTTCGCCAGCGGCTTGCGCCCGCGATCAACCTCGGGGGTATCATCAATAATGTCAATTTCAACGTCGCCCTCTTCTATCTCGCTTTTGGCAACGTCTTTTGTCTCCATCTCGTCCGGGAACTGAAACTCTTTATTTTCCATACGTTTCTCCTTATTTGCGACGGATACCGCGAGGGTCTTCAACAACAGCCTCAACAGAATCATCGTTAATCAAGCGGAACTCTTTGCCGTAAATATCCAACCGCGTTCCGGAATTTGGTCGAATAATGATGAAATCCCCCGTCTTGCACCACGGACCAGAAGGAAACTTTGCTTTGTCCTGATACGCATCGGGCCCAACTTTAGCTACAAACAAGACGGTGGTGAGAATTTCCTCGTGATGCACTGTCGTATCTGCCTTGATAATCAAGCTGTTATCAAACTTTTCCTCAATTTCAGGAATTGCACACAGCAGGTGGTATCCGCTTGGCTCAGGCAACTGCTTGGCTTTACGGGCATCCTCCTGTTTTTCTTGCTCCCACTTTTGTTCCAGCGCTGTTGGCATAGCGTCAGTCATCGTCAGCTTTCTCCACTTTTTCGCAAAGGTCTAAAAGAAATCGCTCTGCAATGGCCAGACCTTCGATCACCCCGCAAAGCCTTTTGTATTCGTCAAACGTACCGCACGCGCCACCTGCAACATCATCGGCGTAGTTGTTCATCTGCTCCCTGATCTGCTTGCGCAATCTGTCAGAAAAAACCGTAATCATTACTGCTCCTTGGGTTTGTTAGCTTGTTGCATGGTTGCTTCGCCTTTGTTCGCCAAGCGTGCAATCTCTGTCAACACGTTCAGCCCCTCGATCTGACGCGTCCCCTCCAACTCCTGCTCCTTGATGCTGAGCTCATCCGCTTTGGCCGCAGCATCGATCGCATCTTTACGAATTTTGCGCTGTATTTCCTGCTCCTTGATGCCTGCTTCTTTCTCCTTAATCGCCAGCTCCTGAGCCTGCAGCTGCAGCAGCGGGTCTTGCGCGTTTTGTTGTGCCTGCTGCTGGGCAACCATCGCCTTGCTCTGCGCCAGAACCTGCGGTGCCGCTTGCGCAAGCAACTGCGAAAGTGTCAGCTCCATCTCGGCAGTAAGGCCATCTTGCTGGTCAGTGGTCGGCAGGGGTGCACCCAGCGCTTGAGACATCTTGTTGCGGTACGCGTAGCCAACGTGCTCAGCGATGTGCGCCATCATCGACGCTTGAATAGCCTGCGCCTGCGGGTTCTGCCCAATGAGCTGCTGCACTATCGGGTCCTGTGTGGCCATCATATGAACTTGTATGTGTGCCTCGTGGTCCTGATACGCAAACGCTCGGATCGGCTTGCCCGTCAGCGCGTTCTGGTTCTCGGTGACCGGCTCGGTTGGCTTCATGTCCTCTTTTGTCGGAATCAGCTTTTCCACTTCTTTGATACCCAGCACCTTGAGCATTTGCCTGTGAAGCTGCGGCAGGTCGTATATCTGCGGAGCGGTCTGTGACAACTGGATCACAGCCTGATACTGCACAACACGCTGGGTCATCGTCGCCGCGTTGGGGTCCGACACCGGGATGATCTCCGTGTAGCGGTAGTCCTTGTACTTCGCCTTGCGCCCCTGCTCCGCATCGACGTCGTAGTCGTATTCTTCGTTGTCCGGAGAGTCATCTCGAACAATCTCGGAAATCAGGCGCAGCTCCTGCTTGAACGCGTAGTGCATACGCGCCTGCACCGCGCTCATCACCTTCAACTGGCGTTCCAAAATGGCCAACGTCGTGCCAACCGGAGCCTGCGCCGACATGTCCGAAACCTTCATGTCTGCCGTGGCGGCAAACCGACGGCCTTCTTCAATGATCTTGTCCAAAAGCCCCGACAGCACCAGCGACGGTTCCTTGTACGGCAGGGGCATCAAGTTATCCCGGATCGTGCCCGAGCCCACATCCACGTCCCGGAACTCGCCCGGAGCGATTGGGGTGTCGTCCCCTTTGATACGTAGCCCCCGAGCCTTCAGCCCACCCGGAAGGTTACTAAGCGTGCCCGCGTCAACGAGCTGCCGCAGGAGTGACGTACCCGCTTTTGCGTACCCGCCGATCAGATGAAACAGGCCAAAGCCGTAAGCGCCGAAGCCGGGGATGTATTGGTAGTGGACGTAGTGCAGGCGCTTCATGCGCTTGTTGTCGTTTTCTTTCCAGTTACGCCGGATTGCCAACACGTCATTGGTACCTTCGACGTATGTGACAATGTACGGCAACTCAAGCCCGGTCTCTTCCCCATCTTTATCCTTGTCCTCAAACCCGGGCAAGTTCAAGTCAACGCACACTTCGTTGATGACGTAACGATCGTCGTTCAGCGCGGAAAACCCCGTTTCGGTGTCTTTAACCTTCTGAATCTCGTCCCTAGTATTGGACGGCTCCCCGAGGGACACGTCAGCCCAAAAGCCATCGACCTGTAACATGCGAATTTCATTTGCGTTCTTGCGCATACGGTGCGTAATGCGGGTGGCGCTCTGCAGCTCAGACGTGCCATACGGCAAGATGATGTCTTCCGCGCCTACAAATACAGAAGTCTGGCGGTCGAGCCTCGGGTCCTTGTAGACTTTTTTAAACGCGGAGCCTGCACCCGGCAAGCTCCACAACATCTTCTCGTGCTCCGGACGAAACTCAACCATGTTCTCCGTCAGCTGCCAGTTCATGTCGTCTTGTACGCGCTGAGCAGCTTCGTCCTTGGCTCGCGTCTGCTTGCCCACAATCTTGGTCTTTACGGGACCCCCAGCGGGAAACGCCTCCATGATTGTCTCGGACTGAAACCGCACAACCGCTTCGGTGATCATCGGATGGTAGACACCACACGCCCCTGCCCACGGCTCCATCCGTTCCTCGTACTTCAAGCCCATGAGTTTGATACCATTCTTGAGCATGTCCTCCCAATCCTTGCGGGAGTTTCTATCGTTTTGAACCTCAGCGGCCAAATCGGTAACCACGCCAGTTACATCATTCGCGTCTACAAAGTCCAGCAAGTTGGCGTTGAAGTCCTCCGCAACCTCAGCGTCGTTTCCGGGCGTCAGGCTAATCTCCACGCCATCAATGCCAATGTTGACTTCTTCCGGGTCAACAATCTCGATCTCAATCTCGGGCCCAACTGCGGCTTCTTCAATCCCTACCGGGGCCTGATACAGTGTTTTGTCTACGCTCATGTCGTGTCCTTATTTTTTTTGCTGCGCCATGTTCGAGCGCGGGTCGTATGTAAACGAACTGGGAGAAGCTCCGGTGGCACGCGCTGCGCGGTCTTTCGCACGCTCTTCAGCGGTCATCTTGTTACGCACTTCACCCCCAGCCGTGAAAGTCTTGCCGTCCGCCTTCAGGTGCCCGCGAGCTTGGAGCACGGCTATTGCCGCCGCGTGTGGGTCTTTTGGCGGATTCTTCTGCGTCCGCATCTGTTCCGCCAGACGCTTAATGAGCTCGCCCTGCCCCATAAACTTCTGCGTTGCCATCAGTAGTACCCCACATGTCTCTGGCTTTTAAACGACTTCGGTGTGTCTTTCCACTCATCCGAGTCGAGCGTTATGAAATTCCCCTGCCTAAACCGTAGCAGAGCTTGTGTCGCGGTGTCCACGTAGTCGTCGTGCTCTCCTGCCGGGAACGACGCAATCTCTTCGATCACTTCCTTCGCCCACCGGGTATTCGGAGCCCACACTTTACCACTAGCAAACAGGTCCGCTACTGCATTAACGCGTACCATCTTGTCGTTACCCCGGCTGGGAGTGAACTCTTGCACCGGCACCCCGATGTGCCGCATCTCTTGAATCAGCGGGGCTCCCGCCGCTTTCTTCTCAATGATTACCGACACCGTGTTCTCGCCCCACATCTGCCGCAAGTCCTTGTACTGGTCGAGAGCCACCTTCTTCAATTCCGGGAACTCCATCCTGTCCTTGAACGCATCGAGCAAAATGATGTGCGGCTGGTTGTTGTCCTCCTCGTTGTACCACACCCCCCACGTTGTACAGGCAGAGTAGTCGTTCTGGCTCTTGGTGTCGTGCGCGGTGTCCCATGACTGGAGCACATAGACGCATTTCGGCGGGGTCTCGGGCTCCCACTCCCGCCACATGTCGCGCTTGAT